TTTAATATTAGCAAGCATTTGTTTTAACTTACTGCTATTTACATCTGCTGTTATCTTGCCGCTTTCTTCTGGTTCGCTACTTGGTACAACTGTACTCTTGTTCTTGACACCATCAAAGATACTGCTAACAGGTTTTTTAAACTGATGCGCTTCTCCGTCATCTGGCATATCACGAATACGCAGACTATCAATATCAAATTCAAGTTCAACTTTCTGACCAACACCACTACTACTACGAGTTTTCATTAATTGTAGCTGATACTTGCCATGTTCACGCATACTACGTGATGTAAAGATACCGAATAGATTATCAGCAGTATTAATCTTAGAAATACCGCCAGAAATGTGCGAATGATCAAACTCTACTTCTTCAACCGATGCACGGTTTAACTGTGATGCGGTAACAAGTAGAATGTCCATTTCTTTAGCAAAGTTACGAATTTCTTCGGAGACATATTTGTCCTTAACAAACAAATCACTTGGGCTAACTTTTGCACTAACTGGCATCAACAAATCAAGATAGTCAATCATGATAAAGTCAAGTTTGCGACCTGTGCGGACTTGAAGTTCTTTACAATATGAGCGAACATCGTTGATAGTGCTTTGTGCTGGCAGATATTTGATTTGGAACTTACCACTCTTCTTGCCAACCATTCTAACCTTGATCTCAATATCTTCAATGCTCTTGAAAATATCCTTACTTGCTGTATTGGTCAACATACTATCAATACGCATAGCAGTCAATTCTTCACTCAATTCAAGCGTAATGTAAACGCCATTGAGACCTGCCAATACCCAATTGCATGCAATATTCTGCATGAACAGTGATTTACCCGAACCCGAACCGCCAGCAAAGATATTCAACTCTCCACGATTAAAACCACCATATAGTTTTTGGTCAAGTGTATTCCAACCTGTGCTTGTTTGTCCGTTATTATCTTTAATCTTAGTAAGACGAGCAATAGGATCAAGGAAGTAATCTGTGCCAAGGTCTTTGGTTAGACTGATTTGTACTGCATCTTTTATCAATTTTTCAACAGGATCAAAATCACCTTTCTCTAATAGGTCTGCTGCTGCAAGAATGGCTCGCTCAAGTTCTTTTTGCTTGGTAAAATCTTCAAATTCTTCTAAGAACCATGCAGTATGGTCATCAGTCATGCCAGGCACAGGTGCAAAAGTATTGTTTGTAGCAGCGTTTATCTGTTCAAGCAACGGCATAATAGTATGCTGCTCACAGTGAGTTTTAATAAACTTCGCAGCATTTTGTAAACTACGATCAAAGTTGTTTGGATTGAATATATTCTGCACCCGCACATAACTTTGCGGATCACTTAGCATCATTTCAATGAAAAGTTTTTGGATGCCAGCATCAAATGATTTAGCCATTCAATCCGTTTACCTTTATAAATTCATTATACAATTCTTTGACCTTATGTAATTCTGGTTTAATTTTTAAATATGAACATATTTGTTGATACTCTACCAAAAAATCTTCCCATGATAAAAATGAAGCAATAGGAACTATTTTAACACCTATTGGAATAGTTTTCAAGTTAATTTTATCAAGTCTGTCAATGGCAATCTTACGATAATATTTAAATTTTTCAATGTCTGATGCCTTTGAGAGTACCTTATTGATAATACTGGACAATTTATTCTTAGCAAATCTGTCAGTCTTTATTATTTTGTTAATAAAATTATTAACCACAAGTTCTTTATTTTGTTCATCATACTGAATATATATAATTTTTGATTTGGAAAAAATTTTAATCAATTCTGGAATGGCACTTGGAACAGTAAACCTATGAATTTTTAAATTGTTTGTCGGAACTTTAAAAAGCCGAGATTCAATATACTCAATTTTATCATTATCTGGCAATTCTACCCATCTATCAATGTCATTGCCGTCATGAAAATTTTTAATCCAATTGCTTAATTTTATATGTGCTGCTCCATCAGAATCAAAGTTATTAATAACTGTTTCGTCCCATAGATGATCTACATGTTCTGACTGCTCTAGAACCAAAGAAAGAAAACTTCCAAAAGCACCAGGAGAATAAACAACAAATACTAACGTGTCACTATTAATATTATTCACGACATCATCCTATCTTTGGACAACTAAACCTGCAAACATCATCACATATATTATTTGTCAAATCCTTGAAATATTGTATTACATCAGGTCTTGATAAAATTTCTGTAAATTTTGTATTTTTAATACTATATTTTTGTTTTTCTTTACCCCATCTGGTTTTATAATAAAAACGATGGTCAGCTATATAACAGCATGGTGTATAATATCCTTCTGCTGTTATAAAATGACTAGTTTCGCCTGTTAAACATTTTGGAGAAATATCTAAATTTCTGACATTTTTTTTCCAAGCAGTTTTAAATTCATCAGCCGCATTTATAAAATTACTATCAGGTTTTAAGGCATCATTTTCCTCCCAGCGGTCACTGTGAACAATACTAAATTTTTTAATACCTAAAGATTTTGCAAGTGTTTCAGTCTCAGAAACAGTGCCTTGATTGAACTTAAGCACGATATGCCGCCATACAGTCTGTATTTTAGTTTTTGTAATAATATCAATGCCTGTCTTAATTGAATCCCAATCCGCATTGACTCTATACTCAGTGAAATTTTCAGGTGTGCCATCAATAGCCCAATTTACCTCGTCATTTTCATCGAGAATTGATGCTAGGTTATTCCACCAATCTGCAGTTTTATAACTACCATTAGTATGCAATTTAATAGTAGAACCATTTTCTTTTAGCCAACGACACAGTGGAAATAAATCATTGTAATATATGGCATCGCCGTAATTACCACAAATAGTAAACGATGTATTTTTAAAATCAATATCAAGAAAATTTTTTAAATCTTGTAAATTTAAGTTGTGATTTTTCCACCCCTTCGGATATTTTTTTATGAAATCAGTTCTTGCACACCGTAAACATTTTAGGGTGCACATATTAGTAACTTCTAATGTAATACTTTTTATAGCCATTTTTTCGCCATCAATCGAATCTTTAAGTTATTTGATTCCACACTATTGAGAATACTACGCATGGTGAACAGTGTTCCATACTTAGCAACAGCATCTGCTACATCTTTAATTCCGTTTTCCCATTCTGGAAATGCTACACCCCAACCATATTTTAGAGCAGCGTTGACCATTGCCATACCAGCTTTATCACGATCAGGCACAACAATGATATCACGGTCAAGTGTTTCGATAACTTGAGCCTGACCATCATTAATTTCATTGCTACAAATTGCAAGCGCACCGATGGCGACAGCATCAAGCAGTCCTTCAACGACAATACAAAATTTCGCATCCTTGTGTTGACGGTCATAACCCCATATCATATTGCTTGGATAATTAGAGAAGTATTTTATTTTCTTCTTGCCATCTTCAAACAGCCGCCCACTGAAACCCATAGGTTTGTTTTTCCAAGTAAATGGAACCAACACACGGTTTCTTAAAGCAGGATCGTCTGTCCAGTAAAAATCAGATAACTTATCACCAAAACCTCTAGAATCAAGATAATTGATAGCCATTTCAAGACTGTTATAATCGTTTTCATTGATATATCCATCATTTAACCAACTTGTAATAGGGCGACCAGGACATGGCTCACGAGGCTCGTAAGTGGGTAACTCACGTGCTTCTACTCGTGGATAATCTGGGGTAGATTGTGCTAACGCAAATAGGCTAAGGCGAGAGATAGTATCATCAGCCATACCAAGCCATGACATCCAACGCCGCATCTTATAAGATAGTCGATTGCCAGGTTGCCAAGAAGCAGTATAATGGCAATTAAAGCAGTGTGCCGTGATACCACCCTCTGGTGAAGGCATAACGCCGCCACGCCCACGAGTATCTGCTGCATGACCATTATGATGACAGCAGACAGCATTGAAACTTATCCACTTACTAGGCGTGGATTTGCGTTTCCATGGCAGATGCTGCATGATTTGGTCAGTAATTTCCATAACACTAATATAACAGATTTATAACAAATGTCAAGGTCTATAATAGATATAATTCATAGTGCCGTTAACTTGTGTAATCTTAAATCGCACAGCAGCATATTTGCCTTGGAAGTTAAAGTAGTTTGTGCCAGTGTAGTTATTCAATTGCACAGTATTGATGGTTGTATAACTATTTGCAATGGTTGTGCTGCTTACATCTTGCGTTGCTTGTAATTCAACATTTCCTGTAAATGCATTAGCATTATACTGTACTGTTTGATACACTGCCGAACCACGAACATAGTTAGCCATAAGACTATTGCTGGTGTAAGCAACGTTTTGATAGTTGGTATCGCTATTGTTGCCATATTGTAGGATAGTTGGTTTTAAACTTGGAACAAACGCAGGATACACGTTTTCATTAATACGTGCTTGACCTTGTGCATTATAGTTATCATCACTATAAACAATTTCTTGTACACCTTCGCCGTTTGTAACAACAATGCTGTAATTATAAAGACCAGCATTGATATTATCAATCATTGAACTTTCAAGAAGGCAAGTTGCGCTACCATTATCACTATAAACTAAGTCAAGATTTCTGGTAAACACTAATTCTTTTGTGGTGCTATCAATCAAGTTAAATAGAATTGAACTATCAAGTAGACTTACAGGTTTTTGATCATTATTTTTAATAAAAAATTGAAACTTGTTATCTACACCTTTGTAAATTTGCAATGGTTTCGCATACACTAACTGATTCTCCCTGTGAAGTGTGAAGTCACTGTTCTTTACAACGGTAATAATTTGTGGATATAAATAACCTGAAATTAACTGCAACTGATGGACTCCTTTAATATTTATTATGATTTCAATTGAACAAATGCTTGAGCAATATCCGTTCCTATCTTATATAAAATACCCAACTGCTGATTACATTGGCATTATACAAAATCATGACTCAGATATAGTTAGCATGTATGCGTTTAATAAATTGCGAACTGATCAAGATAAACTTGGGTTTTTAGAAGCAGCAGAAATATGGTGGTGGGAATCCAATAGACTAATTCCAATTAATATATTTCTTAAAGATAGTTGGAATCCATTCCGCTACAGTACGGTTACCCTAACTACAAAAGATATAAAAGATCAGCAAGGACATATTGTCTCTATTGCTAAACTTGCAGAGCGCAGAACTAAACGTAGAGTTGTGCAGTTAGTTAAAAGACTCGGTTAATAGGTTCATATGAACCATTACTAATTGCGCATACCCATAGGCGTGTGCTTTCTTGAAATAATATCCCTCATCTGGTTTTACCCAAATCTCATCAGCTACTTCTCGCCATCGTTTTCCGATAAGGTATCGTTTTGATGGACGTATAATAGCCAAAACCATAGCCAATTTATCCATGGTATCAGGAAAGTGTTGCTGAACAATATCATAATGATTTGATAGGTGAATAAGTTTGGCAACGAAATCTCTCTCCTTTAATTTTTCCCACTGAGGTTCACGTTTACAGAGTTCGTCAAGATGCTCGTTACTGCGAACTGAATTATAGACATGAACATTCAGTAGGTCTAACTTCATATAGCCAAGTTCTTCGGCTGTATCATAATCAATATTGCTTAATCCCGTAACAGGATTTTGGGGAATAGGATTGACATAGACTCCAGTGTTATGCTTGACAACAGTACCGTCACGGCTGATAGACGCAGGTATATGCTTGATAAGTTTCAAGATATCCTCACGGTTTCCAAAGTCTATGTCAATATCCATTATCTAGTTCCCCACCGCAATAGGTATAGTGCAGCATCTTCTTCATTGTAAAACCTAATACCCCACCGATCATCTTGCCCATTGGCTATAAACCATCTGGGTTGCTCATCATCTGGTGGATTAGGCATATACTCATCAAGCCACTCGCCAACTTCAATGATATTATGCCATATATCTTTTGAAAATTCAATATCAACATGAGACATTATGCCCATCTCATTAAGAATAAGTTACGTTCTTCATCATTTATAAATCCTAACAGCATACCGTGTTGTGACCACTTTGTCAATGATGCATTACACCATTGCTCAATATCCTTTGCATTACTAACCCACCAACTAACATCACTAATTACAAGTATACTTTTGTTCTTTATCAAATCAATAGCATAGATATCACTGGATATGGTTCTGATATCTTGTAGTGATGCTTTGTGAGCAATAATAAAACGTGGTGACATCAAAGACCTGCTTGTGTCAATATATGCTTTGTCATTTCAGTATCAGCAGTATAATCGTGTAGTTTGCGTTGCCAAAATTCTGGATCAATCCAAGGCATAAGAAGTGTAACTTGTTCTTCGCTTAGCGTTCCAAGTTTATCAATGCCATTATCGCAGCAATAAATTGCCCAACAGCTTACACGACCATTAAGAATATGCTGCACAAAACGATTGGCACTTACCGCAGTAAAATATGTGGTAATATCATTTCCTGTTTCTTCGCTCCATTCTTGCATGGTTAAAATAGAACGTTCTAATGCATCGCTTGAACTTTCGCTGCGTAGTATACCATAAAGATATTCTTCATACACTTTATCTTTACACCAGTTATCGATCTTAATTTGTTTCTTTAGCACATAATCCATAAACTGATTAACATTGATTGCACTAATTGCCACACAATGTCGTCCAAACTTTACAAAAGCATTGTAGAAGTTATTGTTACAAAAATCTTCATAGGTTTTTAACTTAGCCGAACCTTGTGTAAGTTCATAAAACCGTAGCCAGGTTTGGAAACCAATAATGACTCCCTTTTCACCACGCTGTTGATCACGACGTTTAGGTTCACATTGATGAACTTGTAACGTACTTTCTCGCACAAATCCTTGCCCACAGTATTTGCATACGTGTTCACCAGGTTTGAATTCTTTTCTTGCTTCAATAGCTATTTTACGCAATTCGTCCATCTTGTAATTATAACAGTTTTTGTGCTGCAGGGGTAATATAATATTTCCACGATGTCAAATCAAATCCACGAATTACCTCTTCGTGAAGTGGAAGTTCACTTGGGTCATATGGCGGTGTAACTGTGCTAATTAGTTGATTATAATAATCAGGGTAACTTCCAAACCAAATCTTAGGTATAGCAATAAAACTCGTTACTTTGTAGATGAATATATGATGAGGATGATTATACTCACCTTTCTCATTGTGTGTTAGTATAATATCTGCGCCATCGCATACAGCACGTATCCACTTTTCTGCTGGTTCTGTGTCAAATCCAAGTTCATTACGTTCAACATATTCCCATGTATCGGGTAAACCAGCAAACATTGTTGAAATACCACGCTGTTTCCAAAATTGGGCTATCTCTGCTCCACGAGGATCGGTTCGTTGATAGGTAAGATAACATATCGTCCAATCCCAATCACGGTGTTCCATAATAAATTGGTAAGCAAAGATCGCACAATCATCTGGATGAGCAACCATACATACTGCTTTCATATGCGTTCCTTTACAAACTCGTCCCATGCTTTACGTTGATCGTAATCAAGAAGTTTATAAGCACGAGGATGCACACTTGCAGTAAGCGTATTTTCTTTATGAATTTTTTCCCACCATACATTAAAGTTAGACACATCATAATCGGCTAGATTAGCAACTTCAATTACTTGTTCACCAGTATACAAGTCATTAAAGTTTCCACGTTTGGTAACCCACGCACTATAACAAAGAAATTCAGTTATTCCATTTATGTGAAATTCACAATTGTTTTCAAACCACTTTATAAAATCTGGTTCTTCATAGACCATTTCTCGCATCGTTTTAACATCAGCAAGAAATGGCACACCAGCAGGACTTAACCAATCAATGCGTGGGATATCATAATGTTTTTTGAGATATTCAATACCACGATCCCAGTGGTTATGCGGAATATCCCAAATTGCAAATCGTGCACGGTTATACTGGTCAAATACTTCACTAATTTCAAATGGACGAATAAACCATGTCTTGGCATCAAGTATCATGCACCAATTGCTTTCTGCATGTGCAGTGCCAAGTATCTTACATACTTGCTGCGTATACCAACCTGACAAATGTGATGATGGATAATAACCAAATTCATTGCGATGAAATATGCGGACTTTATAACCAAGATCGCCATACCAACTTACGTCAATATCATCATGAGTTAGCGTGTCATCATTTAATATGACGTATATGTTTTGTATTTCATCAAGAAAATAATACGCAATACTGTATGCTTGATGTTCAAGCAAATGTAGTTCATCACGATAAACAACAGTTAGTAAGTCCATATTATTTTGTTATCTCATGTATTGTTCGTGCTTGTTGAAGAGCATCCATCACGCTTGGATTATGACTCTTAAACACTGGTCCCCATTCACGCCAGAACTTAACCAATTCCATCATTTCAATAGAGAACCTAATATCAATATTTTGACCGCCGTAAGTTTCTTGAATGTTAATAAACGCAACATCACCAGTGTTTGTAAAAGCACTTTTAAGCGTCATTTCATTGCCTCTTTGATTTCTTTATCATTCCAACCAAGTTCCACCAACATTGCCTTAAATTCAGGATCAGGGATGCTTGCTGCCATCAGTTCACAATCATCAAGTTTATATTCAGGATATAATTTGGCAATAATATCCGCACGTTTATTCTTTGACTTACGTGCAGAAAACGCCATCCACTCATGACGATGCTTGCCCATGTTAGGAGAGACAGTAGTCAGCAATAACCATTGCAGTTTAGGATGTTTGCCAAGATCAAAGAAACGCTTATTAACACGTTCATTCATTGCTTGCAGATAATACTGCTGCAACATAGGCTCACCCGTTACAGCACTGCCCCAACGCAACATAAGATAGGTAGAGAACTTCTTGCGTTCTTCATCGGTAAGTTCATCATAGAAGGCACGGTTCTTGGTATCTAACTGTGCCATCTCATAACCAATGTCAAGTTTATTAACCAAGGATTACTCCTCTCCACTCACCTGATGCAGTTGGTGAAAATATGCCAGAGATGCTGTCATCATTTTTCTGCACTTCTTCACTCAACTCGTACATTACTAACAATTCGTCAGCAAGTTCTTTTAGTGTAGGATTGTTTTCAGTTGCACGAAGAATTGCCATCCACCTTGCGGGTCCAATGTGGGTACCACATTCGTCTGAATAACTTTTTGGTGGTGGTGCGTTTCCAATGCTCATAATAATATTATACTACACTATGTTTTGAATGTCAATCGTTTCCGATGCTCTACTAATTTCTTTAACAAAGTAAGCGCAAATTGGTTTTGGTCCGTCACTGATTGGGATACAAAGTAGCTGACCGTTCTTTAGTTTAGGGAAGTACCAGCGCACATCTTGATACACATCTTCAATTTCAATATTCATAAAGGCTGCACGGAATGAACTGATTGGATTAAATGTAAATGCTTGAAAACCACGGTCATTTAATTTTGTAAGTGGTAGTGCTTCTAAATCACCAATCTCTGCTTCACCAATAAGAATACGCCAATTATATGGCATCATAATTCGGTGTTCACCAATCTTTAACACAAGGGCAGGATCATTAAAACTTTCTAAAAATACTAATGGAAGAAAATAATAATCTGCTTCACTTGGGTTAGAATTATCTAATACACAGAATCGTAAATCATCTACTTGTTCTGGTAAATTATTCATCTCAAATACGGTATTGTCTACTGTTAGTATTCTCACTGTCTTTCCTTAACAAAATTATAATATAGTTCAGCGATAGCTTCTTGTCCCGCTGTACTTGTATGATAGCCAGGGTCTACCCCACCATGAGGATGGCTATCGCAAAACGCACCTAATGCAAACTGCGGTGGTGCAAAATACTTGTGAGTAAATTCGTGTGGAAAATCTTCATTCCAACTTTTATTTTTAATATAGGTATTCCATGGATTAAAAAGGAATGGAATTTTAAGGGCATCTAATTTCCATAATCCACCAAACAACACCCAATTATCTACTTGACGTTTCCAATGTGCATCGTAAAGAAATGCTGCGTAACCTTCCATTGCCATTCGTGTATGCTTATCTACTTTGGCAATGCGATAGTTGTGGTCGTAATTCTCAATCACACTAAACATAGTTTCAGCAATCATGCGATAAGGATGCGCATCACCATAGTTAAAGTTCTTTAAACCATCTTCCCACAAATAACCATTGCGGTTTTCTGGCTTAGCACTATGGTTGGGAGAACCATCTTCTATCTTAATAAATTTCTCAACTGGAAATTCAATGCGATCTTCTGTAGTACTTGCAATGAATACCCAATCTGCTTTATCTTTAATAGCTTCATCAATCTGTAATCGTATTACATTGTTGCCAATACCTTGACGAGCATATGTAACAAGTTCTGCACCGAGTTTACGGGCAAGAACTTCACTCCAATGAGTTCCTGCATACTCAGGTAAATTACTAACAGCACTGAACGAGCAACCACATACTGCTATCTTCATTTATAGATACTCTTTTCTTGCGTAAATGGATAGTTAGCTTCTTTGTAGAATTGTTTACGCTTTGTAAGATGGCGCTTGGCAAATTTACAATCAGCAGTTAAGTCCCAGATTTGAACAAAGTCTTTGTCTTCTGCCTTACGAATGCCACGACCGATAGATTGAATGACACGAACGAATGACTTGCCAGGTTCAATAAGAACAAGATTAAAAATACGAGGAACATTAATGCCAACTGCAGCCACTCCATAAGTTGCAACAATGATTTTGTCACTGACGTTAGCAATCTCATCATAATGTTCTTTGCGTTTTGCATTCTTCATGTCTCCTTGAACAAACACACTGTTGGGCAGTCGTGCAACCAATTCATCACCGCATTCACGGCGGTCTACTAGCACAAGTGTGTTTCCTGTTTTAATAACTTCACCAAGAAGGCTTGCCATATGGTCAAGACGATCTTTATTCGTTGTAAGGTATTTTAATTCTTCTTGGTAATTTCTAAAATCACTGTGCTCAACTGTTTGCACAATATTTACATGGCAATTAGACAGCACACCAGCCTCTTGTAGGGTGCTAGCACTAAGTTGACTGATAACATCACCAATTGCTACTTTAAGTGCAACTTGTTCAAATGCTTCTTTGGGAATAGTTCCAGTCAATCCCCAACGAATAGGAACATCAGCAAATTCAGTAGTAAGCATTGACTTGAGAACTTCTGCCTTTGCCTGATGCACCTCGTCAACAATAACTGCTGCAACATTAAGCATCATGGTCCACTCATTGCCTGTACCTTTAGTGCTCTTGTAAAGACTATTGAGGCTTTGCCATGTGCAGATAGTATGTGTGCGACCTAATTCTTTGCGTTCACCAAAATAAACACCAACATCTAGCCCAAGATTTTTGTAATCTTCTTCTGTTTGTAGAACTAAACTTTTGCTTGGAACAATAACAATAGAACGACCATATGGTTCAACCATAAGGCTCAAAGCTGCTGTCATGATAGTTTTGCCAGCACCAGTGGCTACATTCTGTACACACTGTGTATTACCAAGAAACTTATTGATGATTTCAATTTGATAATCACGTAGTACTATTGGTTGACCAGCGACAGGATGACCTTTTGGCCATGTCTTATGTGCAAATGTGCTTTCGTCTACCTGAGTAAATTCGAATGTTTGACGAGATGAACGATTGTCTTCTATTTCAAATTCCCAATTGCGTTCAGTGAGATATTCAATGATATCAGGCAGTAGATTGATATAGGTACTACCACCTAATTGAAAGTACGCAACCTTGCCATCCCAACGTCCTAACTTAACGCTTGGCAGATGGCGAGCATATGGCACTTCATACTTGAACTTGGCCACAAGCCTACGGCGAGTATCCGCATCAAGCCCTTCAAGTTTACAATTTACTTCGTCACGAATTACAATCTTGCACAGCATTAGTATTAATATACACAATAATTTACGATAAGGCAATAAAAAAACAGGGCAAAAGCCCTGTTTGAGAAAATTACTTTTTCTTTTCTAATATTCGTTGGATAGTAACTGTACCGCCCATACCATATTGCATTTGAACTAAACGTTTAGCACTTGTTTGATCATTGGCATTTACAGTTACTTGAAACTGTGCAGTTGGGGTTTGTGGCTTTGTCACATATCCCTTGATATCGTATGTCTTCATGCACCGTTCCTCATAATCGTTACTTCTGCAACACGCTGCCAACGGTTTGGCTGCGACTTACGAAGGTCTGCTAACTTAAGAGCAGTACGCAATGACATTTCACGGAACCGCTTGGCATTGTCCTTCATAAAGTGCAGAATTTCGGTTTCCTGTTCTTTGGTCATATCATAACCACTAAACAGTTGTCCGCTTTCTGCAATCTGCCGAATACGAAGATATTTATCGTGTTCAGTATCCATTGTCAAATCAATATAGTGGCAACGAGACTGTAGCGCACCAAGATGATCTTGCAGTTTCTTAGAGCGAATGTTTTCAAACTTCAAGTTGGTGATAAAGATAACGCCACCCTTGAAGTCAAACTTGTTAGGGATGCCTTGCTTGTGTAGCAAATTACTATCAGCGTTCCAGTGGATGGTGCGTTTCTTGCCACTGTCAAGTGCGGCTTTGAGAATATTAAGTGACAACTCGTCCATCAACACGCTATCGCAATCGTCAAATACCAACACGCTGCCAGCATCGCTGAATTCATACAACTTGGCGTACAGACCAAGAGCCGTCATAGCACCCTTGACAACCTGATACTTGACCTTGCCAGCAACTTCGTCATAAAGAGAATGTTCGTCCAACTTTTTATGAACGCCATAGGATTTACCAACGCCTGGCGGTCCTACCACGATCATGGCACGGACATCACCTTCCTTTACGGCAGTGGTCATATCTTCCAAAATCTCGAAACGCTCGGCAATACGTGCCATAATTGCTTCATCATTCATGCGAGCCATGGTAAATTTCCCTGTGTTTGAGTCTATAACTTACAATAGCATAAATATTAGGGTTGTCAAGCATTATTTTTTGGAGTGAAAAAATGGCAGTTAAGACATTAACAAAATATATCGATAATTCATCTGGTCAAACAATTGATAAAAATACCTTACCCTTTGAAGATACACCTCATCTTGAGGAAATCGATAATAGTTTCATACACGATAACAAAATAATATATGCAGCAATAGATGATGCATATGAAATAACTAAGGTATTTGCAGACCTTGAATCCTACAATAGTTATTTACAAGCATTAAACAGTTCTGCTGAGTGTGTTGCTGAAAGTTTAGCAAGTTTAATTGTGTTTCAACAATACAATATTTCACAAATACGAACTGTTAATTATAATTTTGAAACATAATTTTCACGTGGATAACGTTCACGATAGTGACGCTCTCCTGGTTCTAGACTACGAGCCAATTCTACATAATCTGGACCTTTGCTATGCAACCATGCTTCATGGTCAAATCGCCAATGTGGATTGGTTGGATGTTGCTTAAACTGTGTATAGCTACGATTTAATTTATCTTCAGGATGATGTAATGGGTCTAATGTGGCAACATAATCACTTTTAGCCCACCAGAAATTACCAGCAAAGTGCGGCCAAGGTTCAGTATTATAATTTGTTCCAACAACTTGTGCACCTTCTCCAAGTGCTTTAACATTATCTTGCCACCGTTCAATAGTAAAATAATTCATAAAGTTACGCCAATCACCAACGTTTTCATCACCCCAACGCAGCAAACCTTTTAGATGGATATAGCACATATAAAATGGTGTTTCATCAGTCTTGGCAACATGTTGTGCATATGAAAGAGTAGGAAATTCATGAAGGGCAGCGTCCTTATTGACGTTTACCATTTTAAGTTTACCTGTAGGATCATTAATATTCTTTGTTTGCAACCATCCAACAAATGTCCAAGGTTGACCATTCATACAGATATTGATTTCACTGGCTGCATCCCATAGTCCAGACTTTTCAATTAAGTCCCATTGTTGGTCCATTACATTGTTCCAACCTGCTAGTTCATTTACGTGCCAGAAAATCTTGATCGGTGTCATTTTATTACCTTGTTGATGTTGGTGGAGAATATCAGAGTCGAACTGATGAATCCGCCTTGCAAAGGCGGCGGTTTTCCACTAGCCTAATTCCCCACTAGATAATAATATATATCATACTATATATGCTGTCAATAAAAAACCCCGCATAGTGCGAGGTTTTTAACAGCATAACTCCTGAAAGTTATGGACTGCTACTACGAATAGTAGCAGGGGGTAAGCTAGTTAAGGGATACTAGACTCTGCATCTAGTCCCATAACTATTTAGCGGATTTGTAATCCACCAAAAGTATTTTTCTTATATCCAAAACCACGGTCCCAAAGATAGTGGCGATATTCAATTTCACGCATATCTTCTGCACCAGCCATAAACTGTTCAAAACGGCGTTGATAATCTTCTTCGTGTGATGGAAAAAGGTTCTTCCAAATCTTACTTAATGTTTTCATTGCTCTCTCCTTGCACTGCAATAATATTTAGTATAATATATGTTGCAGCGCAGCAAAAAACAAGGGTATTTTAGGAAACTCTGGTATGCGTTTTATGCAGAGGTTTTGATGCTTTTAATTACTTCTATAAACAATTCTTTAAATTCTTCTTTGGCAGGCAAGAAAACTTCTTGTTTAATTTTATCACGGTAACGATAGTTAGAATACTTTTCTTCTTCCCACATATCATCTTGTGCGTCAATCATCTTTTCCATAGCAAGTAGCATTCTTTCTAACAATTCATCTGTTGTCATCATTTTACAACCCTAATATACTTTGGCTACGATCAATCCATTCTAACATTAAATCGCTTTCGTTAAAATTATCAATACCACTTAATATAGCGTCAAGACAGTATGGAAGTCTATTTGTATCTTTTAACTCGTATAAACTGCTATACAGTCGTGGTTCATCGCTTGATTTATAAACTGCTGCACGAAGCCAACCGTTTTCTTTATCAAATTGGAAATTAGCATTGCGACAATCAAAACCTGCGCTTGCTAATTGTACAATAAGATTGCTCATTGTATAAACATGATACATGCCGTTTGTCATATTAACATTTACAGTATTATGCTCAATATGATTACTCAATGATAGTGAATAGGGTATTTCTACAACTAATAATCCATCTTGGCGCAAAAGTTTATGCCAATGAAATAGCGTACCAATAGGATTCAATGTGTGATGTAGTGTATTATGACACCATATAAGGTCTTGTGACGGTAGTTCTATTGTGGAGAAATCTTCAAATCGCCATTGCATACCTTGAACAGTTTGTAATCCAAATGGCGGTGCAATCTCAACTGCAGTTACATTAAAATTATATTTGCGACCTTCTGAACTGGTAAGATTTGCCCACCATACGGCATCATAGCCCATGCCAGCACCCATAACAGCAATGTTTTTAATTCCCATAAGATAATCATCAAGCATTGCAAGGTATTCTAAAGTTTTAAGACTGTGTTGGTGGCTTTCTTGAGGTGTCATTGGGTTTCCATTAAATATTGATATACATTATATATTAGGATATTATAAGCATATGAAATTATTAATTACAGGTGGCAGTGGTTATATCGGTAAGCATCTTGTCAAGTATTATACAGAATATGGACACCACGTTCTTGCTCCAAACAGTAGCGAACTTGATTTAACTGATCTTAATTCAACAACAAGTTATATGGCTGCACATCCTGTTGACACCGTAATTAACTGTGCATTTTATGGTCGTGAAATGATTCATAATCCAGATGAAAGTTTTTATATTAAGAACTTTGCAATGTTTGGGAATCTATTAAATCAATCACAACATTATAAGAAGTTTGTTCACCTTGGCAGTGGTTATGAATATGATAATGAGCGCAATATAGATTTTGCAGACGAAGATGATATAAATTACGTAGAACCTAAACTGCCTTATGCTTCACTCAAACATAAGCAAGCAATGCATTTAGCTGAACGAGATAACTGCTATAATATACGACTATTTGGATTGGCACATTATACCGAACCAAGCAATAGATTTTTTCAACGACTGCTAAACGATGATAGGGTAATAATCAGTGAAGATCGCAAGCATGATTTCTTTAACTTGGAAGATGTTCCAACAGTTATTGATTTGGTGTTGAATAATCAAATTCGTCATAAGGCAATCAACTGTGTATACGAAAACAAGTATACATTAAGTCAACAAGCAAAAATATTCTGTGATATTAAGGGTTTAGATTACAACAAGGTTGTTGTAGAAGGCACAAGTAGCAGAGGTTATACTGGCAGTAATGAAAGAATTAAAGAATATAATCTGCCGCTACTTGGGTTAGAATTAGCCATGCTTCGATATTAATTTACCGTTTTCATCAAACAATATTTCAGCAAAACGTTTCTTGCATGATTCACCATTCCATGCTTGTTGCATTTTAGCAACTTGCTCCGTACCAATCTCAATTGCTTGTTTAAAACTTGTTTGTGGATATGGTGGAATATACTGGTGAATATGACGGAAAGCATGATCACCACTGCATATCATTGGACGACCAACCATTAATGCTTGGTCAGTTGCACTGCTAATGCCAGTTGTATTACGAGCATAGAAGAATACATTAAGAGTATTTTGTGCCAACCATTCTAACAATTCTTGGTCACTGAAATAATTTTCAGTAAGTCGTATTTCAATGCCAGGTTTAGCAATAGGCAAGCACTGTGTAGCAACTTCCATCTTGGCATAGCCGCCAACATCGCCATAGTAACTGCCAGGTGCATAATTCATTCTAATGATTGCACGATCAAACTCTGCATTTACTGCGTGAACTAGCGCACCAAGATTTCTACCATGACCAGCTAAACCATATGTTCCAATAACTGGTATTTCTTTTTCCGTGTATGGTTGAACCTTTGCAGTGCCAAGTGGACGTGGAAATGCATAGAACCGTTTGTCATGAAAATCAGCGGTTGGGTCTACCCAAAAATATGCATCAAAGTCATCTAAATTAACGCCTTCTAAGCCTGCGTAAGGATTGTTTGGAAAACCTTCAAAGTGAAAGCAAAACTTCATACCAGGCAAGTTCTTACAAATCATTTCACTGCGGACACCACTTTGCTCACGCATTGTAGAAATATGATAGTTAAAGAAGTAAGCATCATATGGTTCACGTTCTTTACCACGATGAATAACCTTACCGTTATTAAGTGCGGCTATATCTAAATCATTGGTTTCAAAGTAATCCATGGTATAGTTCGCACCGTCTTTAAGAACGTTATGTAACATTCTACCAATAGTTGACATGCTGCAAGCACCACGGTCTTTGTTTATAAGTGCAAATTTATAAGTCATAATCCAATCCTACTGAATATTCTATTAAAATCTTCCCATATTTGTTCTCTTGTAAAACGCTTATAAATGGGTTCCCATGGTGTTGTGCCATTAGCAATAATTTGTTTTAAACTACTTTGTTCAATTAAAATAGTTGGTTCCAAGTTCCAATAAGGTTTAAACTGGTGGCTCTTTTTCATTGCAATAGGACGCTTTGCAGCGATAGCATAATCAATGCTACCGCTCATACCAGCACCATCAAGATAATCATAAAAATAACAATTGACTGTATTTTGTGCAAGCCAGTTTACAATGCCTTGTTCGTCAAGCCAATCATTACTAACTTCAATTTTAATACCAGGTTTGGTAATGATTGAGTTAACATGAGCAACGATCTGTGGACCATAAAAGTTCTTTTGCTGTGTAAAATATCCATCTGGCATGTGCAGTCGTATAATAGCTTCATCAAATTCGTGTTGAACTTGTGCTGCCATTTTATCAACACCTTTCCACGGTGCAGGAAAACCTTGCCAACCAAATACTGGAATAGTTTTTTCTTCATAGCTTACAGTGGGTGATACAGGTAGAACGTGATTTACTCTAAACACACCTTCATTCTCAACAGCACTATCCTCAAAGGTCAACATATATTGCCATATAGGATGTGTGTATGGATTCCATTGTTCGGCAAACTGATTTGCCTTATCATAAACAATACAAAACGTTTTCATATCTGGATATAGTGAACGTAGATTTAATGTTTCCATCCAAGGATTTACACCTGGATGATAGTTTAAAATACATACATCTGGTCTATAGTTCATAATCTTTTGTTGAGTTTCTTGTCTATCATCAGTATAAAGAACTTCAACATTGTAGATAGGATGATTTACTAGAACATCAGCAAGCAACCCACCAGTTAAACTTTCACCACTGCGGCAACGACCATCATCGACAGTAACTGGCGTAGTTACATAAAGTATTTTAGATTTTTTCATTTGCTGCCTTTACTTGTTGCGCAATCCAATTATATGTTTTAGTTAAACCAGCATGTAAATCTTGAGTAGGCACCCAGTTTAGTTTTTCCCTAATAAGATCATTATTGCTGTTGCGACCACGAACACCTTGCGGCCCATCTATATGCTTAATAGTAATTGTTTTGTCCGCAATGCCACTTACCATTAGCACAAGGTCATTAATTGAAATAAGATAATCGCTGCCAATGTTTACTGGACCTTCAAAGTCACTGTTCATAAGACGCATAATGCCTTCTACGCAGTCATCAATATGTAAGAATGAACGAGTTTGTAATCCATCACCCCATACTTCAATTTCGCCACCTTCACTTGCCATTGCAACTTTACGACAAATTGCTGCTGGTGCTTTTTCCTTACCACCACGCCATGTTCCATGTTCACCAAATATGTTGTGGAAACGTGCAATACGGTTGCGCATACCATACTGACGATTATACGAAAGATAAAGTCGCTCACTAAACAATTTTTCCCAACCATATTCAGTATCAGGATGTGCAGGATATGCAGTATCTTCACGGCAATCTGGATTCTGTGGGTCTACCTGATTGTATTCATTGTAAACGCAAGCACTGCTGCTAAAGAATACTTGTTCAACACCTTGGCGGCAAGCAGCATCTGCTACATTAAGGTTAATCTTAGCACTGTTTGTCATAACATCGGCATCATTATCAACATTACCAATATAACCAATTCCCCCCATGTCAGCAGCAAGTTGGAATACCTGATCAACCTTTTGGTCAATAATAAAATCAACTACTTGTGGGTTGCGACAATCGCCAATAAAAAACTCATCACATGCAGTTGAGGCGAACTCAGGTGCTTTTAGATCAACTCCACGAACCCAATAACCATCTGCTTTGAGACGATTGGCAACATGACTACCTATAAATCCACCAGCACCAATAACAATTGCTGTTTTCATTTTATTCCTCACCGCTGTCAAATATAATTTCTGTTAGTCGTTCAATGCAACGTTCTTGGCTCCAGTCTTGTTGAATCTGTCGAACATACTCGCCGCCATTTTCAATTGTTTCACGCAAACTCATTTCTGGGTATGGCTTCTGATATTGTAAAATATGGCGGAATGTAGGATTAGAACTTACCGCAATAGGACGACCACTTGCAATTGCTTGGTCAGGTGCAGCAGCAATACCTAAAATATGACGTTGATAGAAGAAAGCATTTACAGTATTTTGTGAACACCAATCAATCAATTCATCATTGCTCATAAAATCATGTGTAATACGCAATTCAACATTATCACGAGCAGCTATACGACAAGTATCTAACACTTGATTTAACAATGCCTTATTCTGGTCACTGTATGCTGCTTGTGGTAGATTAATACGGACAATTGATTGCTCAAACTCTTCACTTGCTGCCTTGACAATTAAATCAAAACCTTTGTCAACAGTTACATATCCATAGCAACCAATAACAGGAACCTTTGGCACAAATTTGTAACTAGTAACAATCTTTGGCAAGACCCGTGGAAAAGCATGGAAACGTGGATTGCCAAATTTCTTTGTAGGATCAAGAACAATATATCCATTGAAACTATCGGGAACATTATCTACTACTGGATTAGCATCGTCACGTATTTCTTCTACTACCATACAATAGTTTACACCAGGAAACTTATAGAACTGTGTGCAATCAATGTGTTCCATTTCACGCATGGTGTATGGATGATAGTTCCATATAATAGCATCATATTGTGGTGGACTACGACCATCAGGTCCAACAATACGACCGTTATGCAATTCATTACGATTAAGAAATTGAACTTCTGAATAATCCATCTTCCAATTAGGAGAAGATTTCATTAGTTCATAGAAAGTTAAACCTTTCTCGTATATACTACAAGATGCTTCTCTTGTATTAACAAATAAAAATCTATGTGTCATTTAATTTACTTTACTATGTGGTAGCCGCTAATTTGTTTATTATTATAGATATCGTTAATAGCAGTTTCAATAATTTTTACTGCTGGACTTGAATAGGTAACATCACTATGGCGGAAGTCAGCCTTAATATCTAAACCATATGGCAAAACATCTTCTGGCTTATGACTAAAGTTTACAAATACCTTGTTCTTATCAAGCAAGTTTTGTTTAGTATTGGCATAAGTGAATGGTCCACTATTCTTACCAACAACTAAATTAACCTTTGTTGATAGATAAGAAATATCACACAAATCACAAGTGTCATTAAAGATATCACTTGTAAAGACAATGTTATCAACTTTAGTTTCAAACTTTTCAGTAACTACAAATGTATCTTTACTATGATTTGCTGCAACATATTCGATAATCTTCTGCATATTATCCATGCTGCTTTGCTTACTTGCTACTGCACTATTGCAGAATAGGTATACGTTACCTGCTAAATTGCTATTGTCGTCTACAGCAGCACGATTATATGCACTATAATCAATCTGTGGAACATAATCCCACACATCATCACTTAATTTGAGGTCAATACCAAATTGCTGACGCAGGTTGTTGTAACACTCGCCAATAATACGTTGATGACTAACGTAGGAAGGATGGGTGTTAGCCCATAATCCCATATATGACCCTACCCACGTGTTGATAAGAACGGTATCATCGTCACTGCCAAAACGTTTCCATTGATCAATGCCATCAAGAACCATGCGGTTGTTTTCTTCATCAAGTGTCTCTACAAGGTCAACAATTGCACGACCATTTTTCTTATGTGCATAATAAAAATTTGTTTCTGGCATCTGTCGCTTGATATCGGCAACCCATCCTCTCGTGGAGAATAGGTCACCGTAATGCCAGTGATTAAAGAATACTATGTTCTCCATAGATTATCCAATAACCTGGAAGGTTGGGCAAGGAACTACTAGCTTACCGCCCTTTGCGATGAAGTCACCTTCACGCTTAACGAACTCATCAATAAAGTGCCAAGGAAGAACAAGCAAGTAATCGGGGTTAGCTGCTCTCATTTCTTCTTCGCTAACAATCGGAATATTAGTTCCGACAGTCTGTAAACCAAACTTATATGGTGAACGTTCAGCAATAGCAGTTAGCAAATCTGGTGTAATTCCAAACAACTGCAACAGCGTATTGCCTTTGGTTGATGCACCATATCCATAAACCTTCTTTCCTTCTGCCTTTGCTTGATGCAAGAAATCAAGAACTTGCGCCTTCAATGACCAGATATTGTCACCAAAGTCTTTCCAAAGTTTTACATCGGTGATATCCCAATGTTGTGTTTCGTATGCAAGAGTTGAAGAAATACGCATTTCACAAACGTCACGAATCTGTCGTGTAGCAAAGGTCTTCTCGTCGCTTGTATCCTTCTGGAAAGTTACACGGAATGAACCACCATTAGTGTCATTTAGTGAACAATCACGCAGAACAAAACCTTCACTTGCAAACAATTTACGAATACTACGAAGATCATAGTAATAAACGTGTTCATGGCAAATGTTATCAAATGCCAACTGCTTCAACATAAGCGGAGTATAACTCATTTGAAGAACGAATACACCATCATCTGCCAAAATAGAATGAGCATCACGAATGAATGGACGTGGATCGTTTAAGTCATAGAACATAGCAATACAAGTAATAACCTTTGCCTTTTCATTGCCATAACCAAGGCTTTCATATGCTTCCTTGCTAAAGAAATCTTGCTTGACTTCGGCAACTTTTTGGCTTTCTTCCAAATATGAATCATCGGCAGGATCAATACCCAACTTAATCATGTTATCAGGAACTTGGCGAAGTAGCGTACCATCATTACAAGCAATATCCAACCAGATATCGCCATCGTTAATCTTTGTACGACTAGTAATCTCGCTTACGATTTCACCTAATTGCTTTGTCATACTTGTATTGATACCACTACGATACCAATACTGACCATACATCTTGTCAAGTGGTGCAACACCGTCAAGACGAACTGCGCCAATGGTTTCGTCAAGATACAAATCAAGACTCCATGGCTTTGTTTCACGCATTTCTGCGCCTGGCTTCATAAAATCACTTACGTAGTGATCACCTAATTCTAAAATCTTCTTCATTTCAATCCCTCGTTGATATATGACTTTGTTTCTACAATATCGCTATTGTAAAGTTTATTGATATCTAATTTGTATTGGCAACGGTCTTTGTTACCTTGATGAACATCAGTGACTAATTTGATAAACTCACTGTCGTATGGCTTTAAGTCTGTGCCATATGTTCGCACAACATCTTCATGTCGCCAAATCATATGATTTACTGCCTTGAGATTCTTGACAACATCATCGACTGGCTCAGTTGGTTCTTCAAGTTCATCAATAATCTTCATGAGTTCTGCTAATTCTTTATTAACATACTCAATCTTGATACGATTGGTTTCATTGTCAACCTTACTATATTCTTCTAACTTGATGTTGAGAATAGTAATCTTGTCCCACAAATCGCCAACACTAATTGGTGCAAATACTAACTGTCCCATGTTCAACCTTTCTTTGCCAAATTGTAATCGGTTTCGCACATGTCGTTAACAAGGTCTTGTAGTGTATATTCTGGCTTCCAACCAAGAACTTCACGAACCTTGGTAGCGTCACCTTGAATATTAACAACATCAACTGGACGATAGAACTCTGGGTTGACCTTAATCATTACATCACCAGTTACAGAATTACGAGCAACTTCATTAATGCCGGTTCCTTCCCAAACTAACTTGATACCAAAGTATTCAGCAGTTGAGTTACAGAAATCACGGATGCTGCTTTGAACGCCTGTTGCAACAACATAATCATCTGGCGTTTCGTGTTGTAGCATCATCCACATTGCACGAACATAATCTTTGGCGTGACCCCAATCACGAAGACTATCCATATTACCAAGTTCCAACACCTTTTGCTTGCCCAATACCATGTTAGCAAATGCTTTGGTAATCTTACGTGTAACAAAGAGTTCACCACGACGAGGAGATTCATGGTTGAATAGCAGACCATTGCAACCGAAAATCTTATAACTTTCACGATAGTTTACCGTGATCCAATAAGCATACAACTTGGCTGCACTGTAAGGGGAACCAGGATAGAAAGGAGTATCTTCTTTCTGTGGGTTAAACTTCTGGATACCAAACATTTCACTGGTTGATGCCTGATAGAACTTGGTCTTATTTGTTAATTTAAGACTACGAATGCTATCTAGGATACGTAGCGGTCCAAGAGCATTTGTATCACCAGTTAACTCTGGCATATCAAATGATACCTTAACATGGCTTTGTGCAGCAAGATTATAAATCTCATCTGGTTCTACCTTGTCAATAAGATTACGGATGCTATTTGAATCACTCAAATCACCATTGTGAAATGTTACTTGATCCTTAACATCTTGAATATTTGGGTGGTCAAAGTTTGCGCTGCGGCGAATAAGACCATGAACTTGATAACCTTTGTTAAGCAGAAGTTCTGCTAGATAACTGCCGTCTTGACCGGCAATGCCTGTAATAAGTGCTTTCTTCATATTATCCTCGTTGATATCTTGTATATATTATTGATTATACACTTAATTAAATAATTAAGATATATTAAAATCTTCCATGCCAGCAGTTTTTAACTTGACCAGATGACCAAGCATAAAGTTTTTACTTTCCATTGCTTTCATGATTCCCAACCACCGATTACGTAGTAAGGCAACTTCATTGATGATAGTTTCAAAGTCAATGACTTCTTCTTCACCATCAACATACTTTTCTGCATCACGTGCGGTTAGTGCACGAGCATAGTGTTCTAGGTATTTTTGAAAATGTTTGCGACGAATCTTACGCAACTGAATGTTCAGATGATTAAGAATAGCCTCAATTTCCTGTAGCTGATTAAAACGATGTTCAGTAATACCAGGCAAGCCGCTAAGATTTTTCTCTACGTTTCCATAGATGCCAATATCACGTTTTGCGCTTTCCAATTCGCCTTCATAGTGTTCTATGAAGTTTGGAATATTGGACAAATCTTGACTTACTTTGGTATACCAACCACTCATTCGTCGTCTTCGCTGTCTTCATCAGTTTCTTCTACGTCTAAATGCTCAGCAATTGCTGCTCGCATGGCACTATCAACGGCTAGTTGTTGTAAATCGTGATCTGTAATGCCTAATTCAACCAACTCATTGATAACATGGTCGGCTGCTACTTGACGATCTTTTGCTGAAATATATTCTTTTACTGTTTGCCAAAATTGAACAAGTAATTCGCTTGTATCACTCATCTTCGGTTTCTTCCTTATTCGTAACAGGAGTATGTTTTGCATACTCACTCATAATTATATTAAGTTGTTCATCTGTCCAGTTTTTACGAAATGCTTTGGTAATCTCGCCAGTAACAGGACTTGTATATTGCAACATATTGCCAGCCTTAACAAGAATACCTTGACTTTCAAGCATATCAATCAATCCACTGTACGGACTCATACCAGTTTTATATGGAATTTCAACTTGAACACTTTCAAATGGCTTGGCATAGCGTGTCTTCATAATCTTACACGCAGCACGAATACCATTGACTGTTGTAGTTTTATTGCCATCTTCATCAGTTTTCAACTTTAACTTACGCATAGCAACAACAATAGAAGAAGCATAGATAAAACCTTGACCACCCGAAATCTTATCATCTGGATCAAACATATCCTGTGATGCATAGGTATGGTTGGTTGCTACCATACCAACATTTGCTGCACCGAACATATTAACACAGTTACGAACCAGCGCAGTTAACGCCTTTGGCTTACGTCCCATGTCGCCTTTAAGATCACCTGCTTCAAACTGATTAAGGTCAGTTGGAGTAAGCAACATTCCAAGCGAGTCAATCACAAATAACACCTTTGGACGACCATCTTCTGGCATTGTGCGATATTCTTTCATAAACTCACTGATTGTCTTGGCAACATCATCAATCATTGCCATATTAAGTTTAAGAAGTTTTTCTTCACTGGTATCTACACCAAGTGCCTTAAGCCAATCTTCGTCAAGTGCGTTTTCACTATCAACAAGAACAACATAAATGCCTTGTTCCTGTGCATGACGAACAATATTACCACTGCAGATATAACTCTTGCCTGCGCCAGACTCGCCAGCAAATACAGTAACCTTGCCTAGCGGAATACCCTTATTAAAGTCACCACTAATTAAATAGTTAAGTGTATAGTTACCCGTTGAGACCCAATCAGTTGGATCATTATATCCAATACTGAGACCTTCAATACTCTTGGTAAGACTTTTACGAAATTTTGAAATGTCAAATGGTTTAGCCATAGTTTCTCCTATTATTTTATTATAACCGTTGGGGGGGATTAGATCAATTTAAATTTCTAAAAAACAATAATTATCATCGATATTAAAATTTTTTACAAACAAATTTCTGTAAATAGTAAGGTTATCTTGTAAATTTTTAAAATTTCCTATAGATATTTTATTTCCAGCACACTCAATTTTATTTTCTTTACACCAATTTTGATATTCTATAGGTGGTAATACCGTATGTGGTACATGTAAATTAAACTCTATAATACCGTATACTTCACTCATGTCATTTCTATCTAATCCATGAATACTTTTGTCATTGTTTTTCCACTTGCTATAACTTGATCTGCCAAGGTTTGAATTATGAAAATAAAGATTTGTCTGATTAAAAGTGGTAATTGATTCTTTATAGGGGTTACGAACTGAGATAACACTATTGTTATTCAATGTTATAGAAAATATACTTTCTAAACGATGAATACTAATGTTTATATCACTAAATGCATCTTTTAAAATTTTATTTTTATTTAATAGCATTGATATTGCTGAATTGTTAATATGAAACAACACCCATTCCTTATGTAATAAATTTAATGAATCTTGATTTAAATCATCAAATTTACATACAAATGGAGATACATTTAATTTTTTTAAAAAATCATTAACTAAATTTAAATTTTTATCTAAGTTATCTTTTTCTAAAATAACATCAAGTTTTTTGTCAAAGGTAAACTTATTAATAGAACTTTTATTCCATTCATCGATGACTAATTCTAGAAAATTATTATTGAATGAGTCAAACTCAATATAATCGCCTGTTTTAGACCAAACAAATTTCATTTTATTTTTCCAATTAAAAAACAGGACAGGACTACTAAATCCTGTCCTGAATAGTGCTATTATTCTGCAGTCTTGCGATTACGAATCATGCTGAGAATTTCTGCAGCACGTTGGTTGCTTTCACCACCACTCTTTGGAGCAGTGCTTACTGGTGCACTTGCAACTGGCGTATCGTCCATATCAAAAGGAACGTCCTCTTGAACTGGTGCTGGACGGCTGTAAGCTACTGCTGGCTTTGCAGAGGGAACATCATCAGTATCGCTGTTGTTGTTACCGTTCAAACCACTTGGCTTGTAATACTGACTCCAACGTGACTCATCGTAGGTAGCGCCATCAACAGATGCTTCAAACATCTCTTTGATAATCTTAAGTTCATCAGTACCAGGTTTCTTTGGAAGGAAACTCTTCAAATCAAACAAACCATAGGCATCAATTGCCGCACGTTCTGTCTGAGTGAGTGCTGATTCCTTACGGGCCCACTTACTGGTAGCATAATCTGCATACTGACCCTTGCTCGTTTTAGTGACACTAAAGTCCAGACCCTTATCATAGTCTGTCGGTAGTTCTTCAATATCAGGGTCTTTCAATGCAGCAATGATCAAAGGATAAATGCTTGGGCTAATTACAAACCTACGAATTGGATTCTCAGGAGTGCTGTCTTCGGTAAGTGGATTTTCACGTACAAAGCCTTGGAAAAGATACGAACGCTTCTTCCAATACTTGCGACCCATTTCTTCAAGGCTCTTGTCCTTGAACCATGTGCGAACCTCTGTAAGAATGGAACAAGTTTCGTTCCACATTTCCATACAAGGAACCTGAACAGTCACGGGCTTGCTGTTCATCTGACCCTTAACACCTGCAAATGGCAAGCGGATCATTGCACGTTCAACCCAGAAAAAGTCATTCTTCGCATCACCATCAGGCAAGAACCTGATACGTGCTGTTGAACTTTCTGGGATATCCCAATGTGGGTAAATTGCGTTATCACGACCGCCGCCGCTGTTATTTCCGCCGTTGCGGGATTCTTGTTGTGCGAGTTTCGCACGGATTTCTGCCAATGAAGCCATAATGTTTTCCTTTTCTGTTGCCTTATGTGCCTTATACAATGGAACTCTCTCCACTGCATATATCTATTTATACACCAACGATAAGATAGATGCAATATATTTCTTCAATTATTTGAAATTATTTTGTCACGCAGTGCTAGTCCCTCTGCCAAATCTTCACAGAGTATTAGATGACTGCGTTTAATTTCCAATGACTGATTCGTAATATCGCCGCACACATCCTTAACATAACAGGTGTTTGGTGGAATGTCAATAGTTTTTGGTAAATTTTTCCACCATACTGGAACGCTGTAAAAAAGTGGTTTATAATACCAATCATACCATTCACTTGACCAACGTAGATGAACTTCAAATATTTTACCACCCATTGTTTCAAAGTTTACATAACCTGTGAACTCTGGAAGTAGGTTCTTCCATATAGATTGGGCTTCATCTATATCACCATTTTCAATACGCCAGTATTCTATGACTTTATGATCAGCAGTTGGATGCGCAGTTGCCTTCTTGCAGTGTATTACTTCACCGCCTAATAATTGAATATCGTAGGAACAGTGTGTACCCGTGAATAATGGCATCCAAAAGTGACCAGCAATATACTCAACATCGTCCGCACTATTCCAGACACGGCTACCAAGTGCCATTCCTTCTAAATTTATTATTGGTTTGGAAAATACAGGATATGTTTTAGGGGGGATACCGTGAGGAGCGCACTCATATTGCAGTGCTTGTGATAGTAATAACTTATTGTAAACCCACCTTGCCCACGGATATTGAGGATATGCTTCTATATCCGTGAGTAGAGGTGTTTTCATTACGCTGGTGGATTAATATAAACTGGTGTTCCATCTACTTGGTCACCAGCAAGAATAATTTGATAACGTCCATCATCTGTTGCACCAAGTGTGACACTGTGGTTAGGAAAGTTAGGAATAACTTGTGAAATTACTGCCCAACTTGCTGCACCGCTATCAGTATAAGTTTGTGTTGATGCCCAATTTTGGAGCCATGCTAAATCATATGTATCAGCCATTGTGCATTATATCCCTATGTTTTTCTAAAAATAATATTACATTATATAATTCTTCTACAACGTCATTAGAAAGACCACCAGTATTGACATGATTGATCTGCATTTCTTTTGCACGTTGGCGCAAGTTTGCAAGTGCGTTTATTGCATCATCAATAGTTCGCATTGCTGCTTCATTTACTTGTTCTGATTCAACAAGACCACTAAGTCTCTTAATATCTGAAATTGCGTCAATCATTTTCTAACAATTCCCGCTACTGCTTGTAACCAAGTTAGATCAGCACTTTCTTTCATCTTCTTCTTATCGCTAAGTGCCTTCTTCATTGTTTCTTTCTTGTCGCCATCTTTGTCAAAGTCAAGATAATCTGGCTTGCCTTTCTTCTTGGCTTCTTCAATGCTTTCGTCAGTATATTCTACATCGTTGTCTTTCATATAGTCACGAGCAGTGTCTAGATAATCAACAGCCTTTGTAATCTTGGCCTGAACCCATTCTGGAAGATTTTCTTCATCATCAAGAATTGAACGCAGTTCGTCTGCTGCATCTTTTGCAGTTTTCAAATCACTCTTAGCCATACGACCTTCTTGATCATATTCTGCCTTGTCGTCAGCACTTGGCTCATTAGCACTGTGCGGAACAGTATCAGGAGCATTTTCTTCATCTTCGCTTTCTTCTTGTGCGTAGATATAGTTTTCCATCAAAGGCAGACCTGCCAATTTACGCATTTCTTCAATATTTTTGTTTTTCATTGGGGTTCCCTTTGGTTTATTTTCTTTTACGTCTTCTTGATCATCCCAACGCTTGTCATCAGCATCAGCATCTGGATGTTCTGGTTCGCTTGCATCGCCTTCCTTAACTGGATAGGTTTTGCCATCTACTTTAAATTCTTTCTTGCCACTAGCCTTTGCTGCAGCTAATGCACCACTAAACTCATTGCCTTCGTTTGGTTCTTCATTTACTGCACTCTCATTTGCTTTCATATTTGTAAGATAACTTTGGATTACTTGACGAATTTGCGTTGGTGGATTACTCCAATCAAAAGTGGTTGTACCACTGTGTGCTAATTGGTTTGAAATTTTACTATAATTAGGTAAATTTAGGCTAGATGTTACAAAATGAATGACTGTATTTTTGATCTCCTGATCGGTTGCATCTTTGACACCTTTTTTAAGAATGGGAGCATCTTCTACTGCTTTACTAAATGCCCAATTTACATAATCATCATAGCTTGCTATTTTTCCAGTTTTAATTAGTTGAACCAATTCTTTTTTTCTATCTGGTCCCTTTGGATCAATCGCATTGTCAGCCTTGGCGTTTGATGAACCAGCAATAGAGCCAAGAGCGGCAGCACCTAATCCTGCACCCAATGCTCCAAGAAATCCACGACGAGTCATATCTGCTTCATCAATGTCTTCTTCTTTCATATACTTGTCTTTAATCTTGCCAAGTTCTTCTTGACTTGCGCCTTCACGACCTGCTTTTGCAAGTGCAGCCATGCCATCTTTGCCATACTTCTTTTTACCAGTATAATATTGAAGTCCGCTTTCTTCTACTTCTTCTTCACTAACAGCACTTTCATCATACATGCCTTGAACTTGGTCATGTGCTGTCATATGTAGCAAATCACCGTGAGTTCTACCTAAGTCTTCAAGGGTTTGGTCATCAATAGGCGTGCCATCGGTATATAAACCAGCACTAAAATAAGCATCGCTGAAATCTGGGTAATCTGATGTATCAGGAATAACAACTTCCAATGAATCAACATCAACTTGCTTACCATTAATTTGCACTGGTTGACTCATTGGGCTTTCACCAAGACCCATAATGCTTTCTTCAAACTCATCTCCAGCACTCTTGACCTTGCGAAGATCGCTTGGGCGAGCATTAGGTTCTTTACGAACTTCACCAGCATACTCTGGGTTCTTATGAATTTTGCCTAAGTCTTTCATATACTTTTGTGCAAGAACAATAGCAAGTTTCTTATCACGGTTATATTCTGGTTCGCTGCGTTGACCAAATGCTTCACCTTCACTGCTTACAAGGTCACCCATAAGTGCAGCAAAGTTAGCAACATCATCTCCATCCTTTGCAATTAAACGGTTAGCAATATCACCAAGCACTGCAGTTAGTAGAGCAGTTGTATCGGTATATTGGCGAGTTACCATAAGTTTATCAAGTCCGCTATCTGCTTTTAGGACCAACTTAAAGTTAGGATCAAGAATTTTCTTTTCAACTGCACCACTGACTTCATCAAGTTTATTCATAGCGTTCTCTCTTAGTTTTTTGTATGCGCCAGCGGCACTTGCAATATAATTGTCTAGGTTTTCATTATATGTTTGTTGTGTAAACCAACCTTTTACTTCGGTTACATCGTCGCTTTGTTCACTCAAGAAATCATTTAATGCTGTTAGGCTTTCAGCAAATGAACGGCTGTTATTGCTTAAACGATTAAGATGACGCTTAATGCTTTCTTTCATTTCTTGTGCAGCCTTGATAACATTGCCTGCTTCTGCTGCTTCAAATGTGCGACTGCGAGTAGCACTCGCAAAACGACCGAGATTGCGCATTTCGTTTACTGCACGAGAGATAACCTGACCATTAGAATCATAAGGATTGCCACCACGACTAATGTGATTTGCCATTGCCTTTGCGCCACTAACGCTTTTAAATGGAAGAAGGAACTTTTCACCTGCTTCATTTACGCAATAGATACGATCTACTTTAAGCAAACGGTTGTTTGGATTTTCTAACATCTTTTCGTTATGAACAACATGGATGCGAACATTATTAAGATCGCCTTCACTAATCTTGCCACGACGTTGCCATACAACACGGCTTTCTTCTAATGATTCTTTCATTTTCTTCTTCTCAGGGTTAAGTTTAATCATGTATTCATAATCACGGCGGCTCAATGTGTCTTTTGTGATATCACGAACATCAAAGTTCAGCATATGGCTTTTTGCCATACGACGCAATTCACGCAAAAATTGATACCAATAATTCTTATCTTCTGGCAACATGCGTTCAGTAATTGCTGTATCAAAGAATACCTTAAGGCTACTGCCATCAATCAAAGAACAACTAATATCGCCATACTCACGCTTACTGTCTTTATCAGTATACGTAAAATTAAAAAATCTACCTTTTTCTGGGTCAACAGTAGTTTTACCGTTCTCGTCACCTAAATTGATTTTAGGAAAACGATTACGCAATTTAAAAAATAAATCTTCTGCTGCCTGATTTAAATTACTCATAGGATTATTTATCTCGTTATAGCATTACAAATGGCATTGGTGGAATGATGTCTGCAGCTTCCATAGCCAATCCATCACTAATTCTACTATCATACATGCGTAGATGTAGAATCATACGAACTGCAAGTAACGTTGCCATTACAAGGTCATCGGTTTCACCAACTTTACCTGCATAACTTACGCCATGTGCAACAAATGTTTTAAGTTCACTTATTAAACTCTTACTATGTAGTTTAATCTTGCCTGTTTCCATCCATAGTTTGAACTTAGAACAGGCTGCAATCTTACTCTTTGGTGTAGTATTGAAACCTTTACGGAACCTACGTCCACCACTATTACTTGGTTCACTTAAGAAACTGCCTGGTATATTTTCTTCACCAATATCAGCAACTGCGTTTAATGCTGCTTCACCGATGGTATTGTTTTCTACACTGTAATAGATATCACCAGCACTGCCTGTTGTTTCTTTAATATACTTGCAGATTTCAGCCATAATTAGCACTTGTTTTTGAATAATAGTAAGGTTGTGTTGCCACTCTGCTACTTGACGCATAGTAGTTGCATCATACACTTCAATAGCAGCAGGATCGCCACCAGTTCCAAGACTTGGGTCAAGTGCTACAATATAAACATGATTGCGTTGTGGTTTTTCATACCAACGAACTTGTCCTTGTTTTTCAATAGGTTCAATTCCATTCAAGTCAACAAGAATGCCTGGCGCAATAAGTGTTTCATCATAGATGATAAACTCGCAATTATGCTCACGGCGGAAACGATCAATGCCAACGCTGCTCATTTCACGCTCTGCCCAATCACGATCACGTTCTGGATGGCGATCCCATGTTGCCAGATATGGGCTAAATCCATTTCTGCCCAATGGTGTTTCATTGCCATGAGAATCAAACTTTTTATTGGCTTCTTTCCAAATATCTGCAAATTGATCTTCATCATTATTTGGGGTAGATGTAATAATTGCTTTACCACCCGTTGACAGCGTAGGACTAATAGATGTCCAAAATTCTTTAGCAATAGTAGGACGAACGAATGCCATTTCGTCACAGTATAGCAGTGAAATACTCATACCACGACCTGTTGTTTCAGTGGTGGTGGCACTTACAATGCGACTATCATTATCAAATCCAAGCGAACCTTTATTATAATCAACCACACCAGCACGAATGTGATCTGGACAGTTTTCATATGCGTATCTAATACGTTGCATAATTTCTTGTGCACCAGTATATTTGTTACTTGCCACAAGAATAGTACTATCAGGAATGAACATTGCATACCACAATAGATAACCAGCGGCAATAGTAGTCTTACCCATTTGACGACCAAGCATATTGATACTAAATCTAAAACTATGATAGTTTGTTAGTAATTCTTCTTGATAGTCAAACGGAACAAACTGCAGTTTCCCTCGTGTTGGATGCTGAATATAAAAGAAATTTCTAATAAAATATTCTGGTCCAGTGTCAGGGTCAGCACATAAACTAAACTCAATGATCTCTTTTTGAGTCATTTGCATACGTTTATGCGGTTTTTTAGTTAAATTATTCTCTATTGGTTTAGCCATGCAAATATTTATTGACATATTTTGTATGTGTAGTATTATTAAATTGTCACAAACAAGAAGTAAATAACTTATATGTCAGACACACTGATTCTAAACGCTAACTATCAACCACTTTCATGGTTACCACTAAGTGTTATACCATGGCAACAAAGCGTTAAACTACATTTTATGGATCGTATTAAGATTCTTGAATACTACGATGATTGGGAAATTCATAGTCCTTCAACGACTATGTTTGTGCCTGCGCTTGCAATAACCAAAGATTATCATAGTTTCAGCAAAGGCATTCGCTTTAGCCGCCAGAATCTGTATATTCGTGACTTATTTCAGTGTCAATATTGTGCTGAGACTTTTGAACCGCACGACCTTAACATTGACCATGTTATTCCTATTAGCAAGGGTGGCAAAACCAATTGGGAAAACTGTGCTACATCATGTAAGAAGTGCAATCATAACAAAGGCAATAAGTTAATTAAGCCAATTCGTGAGCCATTTAGACCAGATTACTGGACGCTAACTGCTCGTCGTAAACAGTTTAATTATAATATTAAGCATAAGAGTTGGTTAGATTACGTAGGTTAACGTTGGGATGGACGTTTTGTCGGAACAAACTTAGCAGTTGGACTAACACGATTTACGTCACTATGTTCAGCTTTATTATTATAGCTGTGTGATTTTACTGCTGCGTGTCCACTTGCTGTACTTGCACCTTGCATTGTTGCAATATCGCCATCACTGTAAGGTGCAATAATCAATTTATCGCCAAGTGCGGTTTGGTCATCATACGCATCTGGCTGTGGTTCAGGACTACGAGCCATTAGAATGCCATAACGATACATTCTATAAAAGTTTGCGCTGGCATCAGGAATTACGAAAGCACCAGGTATTTCACGTGGTTCCCAATCTTTGTGGTCAGCCGAAAAATCTTTTTCATAATCTTCTTGTTCAGTTATAAATTCTTTGGCTCTCATACTGGTTTTTCTCCAGTAAGGTAAGGACGACTAAACCATAGTTGGAACCATTCCTGTGTACCAGGTTGAATATTATTTTTCTTTTCTAGTGCACGTTTTTCCATACCAGTTAAACTAATATTGCTGCCTTCATTTTCAGTAAATGTATGCTTCTTAACACCAGCAAGAATTTTAAGTTGAGCAAGATTATCCATTTTTCTTTCTCGTTTTACCGCTATTATGTGGAACTGGACTAATTGGATTTACATAGTCGGGTTCGCTACTTTCTTCTGGTGTTAACTGAACTTTTGGAGTACCAAAATATGCTGCTGTTGCATTAAGAATTTCTTCTTCTGCTGGTGTATAACTGATTGTTACCATCTTAAGACCAGTTGGACTTGCCTTAGCCATTTTCTTTTCTGGCATACCGGCAAGCGCAACACCAAAACGATATGCCATATAACCACTGCTGTTATCTAATTCAGGATAAACATGTGCATTAGGAATAGTTGTGAGAGCCTGTTGAGACATTCCCTTACTACCAGCATAATCTTTTGCTTCATTTACAAATTCACTTGCTCTCATTTCTTTCTCTTGCCACTGTTGTGTGGAACTGGACTTGCTTTATTGGTAGATTTAGGTTCAACACCTTTGGTTTTGGTAAGCCACTTTGTTTTATGACCAAGACCCTTGATGCTATTGTTTAACATTTCTACTTCTTCATCACTATAAGCACTTACAAATGGATGGTCACGAAAATGCTCGTGGTCATGCGGTGCCTTGTGATGTGGATGAGCAGCAACTATATTCATGAAACGATAATAATCATAGCCTGGGTCCATATCAGGATAAACCATACTAGCAGGCATGGTTGATACATGGTCTCGGTGTGTTTTTGCTTTTTTTCCTTCGCTTATAAACTCGCTGGCTCGCATCGGCTTAGCCTCTCGTTTTTACAGGAAGACTCCAGTATTGTGCAGTATCGGTCTTGGTGCTGCAATCTACTGTTTCTAAAAATAATCTATTACGACTTGCATCAGTCTTTTTGAAGTTACATTCAAATGTAACACGTGTTTCTGTT